GTCGCCACAAACTCCTACGCGCTCGCCGTCGTGCCCGTCGACATCAGCCTCACCGACACCGCCGGCCCGGTCCCCGTCCTCGCGCTCGAAGCAGCCAGGAAGACCTCCAAGGACCACATCGCCGACATCGCCTGCGACGGCACCGTCGACGTCCCCGACGCACGCGCAAAGTACGACCGCCCCTCCGTCGACGGCGACGACGGCCACGGGTTCCCTGACTGGCAGACGATCGTCGCCAGAGACGGCACCCCCCGGGTCACGATCGGAGTCAACGCACGCATCCTGCTCAATCTCGCCCAGGCCCTCGGAACCGAGCAGGTCGAGCTCGCCGTCTACGAGCAGAACGAGCGGATCAGCGTCAGGCCGATCGGACGCGACGGCCAAGGCATCATCATGCCGATCAGCAGAGGCGAGTAGCGCGATGGCGTGGAGAGCCATGCAGAGCACCGTCGGCGTGTCGACCACACTCGCCGCGCTCACCGACGTCGAAGAGCGCGTCTGGTGGCGGCTCCTCGCCCACAGCGACCCATGGGGACGCCTCGACGCCAGACCTCTCAAGCTCCGCGCGCTCTGCTGGCCTCTCCTCACGATCACCGACGAGCAGGCCGGACGCGCTCTCCTCACCCTCCAGGAGCTCGAGCGGATCGTCGTCTGGAAGCACAGCGGACAGACGATCATCCAGATCGTCGACTTCGAGAAGCACCAGCCGCGAGAGGCGTTCCGGAAGCGCCCGACGGCATCGGCGTTCCCGGATCCGCCCGCCAATCTCACCCCCTCCGAAGGTCTGATCGAGTCCCTCTACAGACTCGTTCCGGACACCTTCCGGAAAGACTCCGGAATACAAGAGCGGAACCCTGAAATAGCAGGGGTTTCCGGAAGCCTTCCGGAGGGTTTCCGGAAACCTTCCGGCCCAGACGAGACGAGACGAGAAGGAGAAGAGACAAGACAACAGCAACAGCACGCGGGCGCGCGCGACCCCGACGCTGCTGCTGAAGATCTCGAACGACTCCGAACAGCAGGCTGGACACCCCGCCAGATCGCCGCCGCCCGCCAAGACCTCCCGCGAGCCATCGCCTGGCTCAACCACGCCGAGAACGACCCGACCGTCCAGAGCCCCGCCGCGCTCGCATGGACGAAGTTCGAGAGCGGCGCCGCGCCGACCTCCCAGCCGCCCCCGCAGCAGAGCACCCGAGCGCCAGGAGCGCTCGCCGGCGAACGATCAGCCAGGCCCCCCAAGCTCTCCCACCGCTGCACCCACACCTACCCCGACGGCACCACCTGCGACTCCACCTTCGCCACCCCCGAACGCCTCGCCGACCACACCGCCGACTGCCACACACAGCACGAGCGAGTCCCGCTCCCACCAGAGATCGCCGCCCTCGCCAACGGCACCCTCAGACCACTCGACCCACCCCGTCCACCCGCACCACAGCCGCCCACCGCCAAGGCAGACGCATGAGCTGGAACGACCTCCCCGCCAGGAGCGACCGCAAGACGATCGAGCTCGCCCGCACCATCCTCACACCCAGCGAGTTCGACGTATGGCTCACAAAGCACATCGCCGGCAAAGGCCGACGCTCGGGAAGCATCACCCTCGGCATCACCGAAGACGCCTGGCGCTACCGACTCCAACGAGCAGATACGAAACTCGCCCGCCACCTCGAGGAGGCAGCATGAGACCGCCGCTAATCAGGCAGGGCGGAGGCCCCGACGACGTCCTCCGCATCTACGACAATCTCGCCCAGGAACGACAAGACCTACAACGCATGATCGACACCGCTAACGCCACTGAAACCCAACAGGAGCTCCGCCGCAGAGGAGTTATCGGAGCACGTTCCGCCGCCGGCGACGAAGACCGCCTCCGCATGATCCCGGCAATCGCTCGCGGTGTCGCAGGTGCCATCCCCGGAACCGCCCCCCACGCCGTCACGTCCGGACGACCTGTGTATCATTGTCCACGTACGTAGGAGGGGCCGCAGGTCACCCCCCGCCCCCTACGCCACGCGTGTCACTTCAGCCACCCCGACCGGGTGGCTTTCTCGTTGCAGAACAGACAACAGGCACCGGTCGTTTTTTAAGTGACAGGGGCAGCCGGTCACCCCCGCACCTGAATTCTCTCCCCGGAAGTCGCGATCTCGGCGGTCGTGGGCCGAGAGGGCTCGGGGGAAGTACGGAGTTGCGTATCGGGCTGTTCGCCGGTCGGTGGCGGTCGTTGTCGAGGGGGGATACGGGAGGTGTTGGCGCTGTGGTGGCCGGATTGAGCCTGGGACGGCTTGGCATCTTGGTCATTCGGATGACGGGTCGAGGATCATGGGGCCGGAGCACGCGACGTGTAACGCGAGAGCTGCTGGTGTGAAGGGGAATCGGCTGCGTCGGCGTCGGGTGTCGGTGTCGTTGTGATTGCTCCGAAGCTTGTGTGGGTGCCGGGGTGTGTGCGGTCTCTGGGCGATGATTGCATCGGGTGGTTTGAGTCGCATGGCGGCCGGTTGTTCGACTGGCAGAAGGTCGTGATTAGGGGGATGCTCGGTATTGGTGAGGATGGCCGGTGGGTGTCTGCGAACGACGGTTTGTGTGTGGCTCGGCAGAACGGGAAGGACGAGATCTTGATCGCGGTGGAGGGGTTCTTCGCGTTCGAGCTCGGCTATCCGTTGGTGATGAACACGGCGCATGAGTTCGCGACGTCGATCGAGCATCAGCGGCGGTTGGAGGAGTTCATCCAGGATTCGCCGGCGTTGCATTCTCGGGTGAGGGAGAAGGGCGGCTACCGGCATGCGAACGGGCAGGAGTCGATCAACTTGAAGGATGGCTGCCGGATCGCGTTCAAGGCTCGGACGAAGTCTGGTGCTCGCGGCTGGTCGGGGGATCTGCTGGTGTGGAACGAGGCGATGATCGTGCCGGAGACGGTGGTCGGTTCGCAGAAGCCGTCGATTCGTGCGTCGCAGGCCCCGTTCGGTCAGAAGACGATCTACGCCGGGTCGGCGGTCGACCAGTTCGTCCACGAGCATGGGGTGCCGTTCGCGTTGATCCGTGAGCGTGGTTTGGATCGGAACCCGCGGGTGTCGTGGCATGAGTGGGGGGCTCCGTTCGATGATCCTGCGGAGATGACGTCGGACGTGTTGCAGGACAGGTCGTGGTGGCCGTTGGCGAATCCGTCGATGCCGGAGGGTTTGATCTTGGAGCAGACGATGCAGGACGAGGTCGACACGATGCCGGCGCGGACGGTGGCGGTCGAGCTCGGAAATGTGGGTGACTGGCCGGCGACGGACGGGTCTGACGAGTACGTGATCCACATCAATGCGTGGGATGCGTTGCGTGATCTGGGGTCGCAGTTGCAGGCTCCGTTCGTGCTCGGCTTCGACGTGTCGCCTGAGCGCCGGTGCGCGATCGCGGCTGCGGGCCGGAACGAGGATGGGCGTTTCCATGTCGAGGTTCACGAGCACCGCCAGGGGACTGATTGGCTTGTGCCGCGACTGACGGAGATGTTCGACTCGGGGTTGGTGTCGGTGATCGTGTGTGACGGGATAGGCCCGTCGGCGTCGATGGTGTCGGCGCTCGAGGACGCCGGGTTGCCGGTTGAGAAGACGAACTCGAGCGAGCACGGTCAGGCGTGCGGCCGGCTTGTTGATCTCGTCGCCGAGGGGTCTCTTGCTCATCTTGGGTCTGACGAGCTTCGCGACGCGATCCGCGGCGCCAGGTCGCGTCCTTTGGGGGATGCGTGGGCGTGGTCGCGTAAGAACTCGTCGGTCGACATTTCTCCGCTTGTCGCGGCGACGTTGGCTCTCGGCCAGGCGTCGGGTATCGGCGCGGCTGTGCAGGTGTTCTGATGGGAAGCCAGGAACGGATCGCGCAGGCGTGGGAGCACATCGACGAGATCATCAAGCGCGTCGAGATCTTCCCGGTGGAGCCGCTCGAGGGTACGCGGATGTCGCTGTGGAACTCGATCCTGCCGACCTTCTACAACGATCTCGCCGGGACACCCGTGTTCGGCGACCAGCGGCTCGTTGAGCAGACGTGGGTGGCCGCAACATGCCAGGATCTAAACGCTTCGCAGATCTCTGCGATGCCGCTGAGATGGCATGGGCCGCCCGGGGCGGATCAGCCGGCGTGGGTGTCGTCACCTGACCCGTCGCAGTTCCCTAACGGGATCGGCGACGCGATGTACGCGATCTGCGACCAGATCGACGGGTGGGGATACTCGCTGCAGTACGTCACGGATTTCTATGCGTCTGGCTATCCGCGCCGGTGGACGGTCATACCGAGTTCGGCGTGTAAGCCGCGGTTCGGCGAGGACGGACGGAAGGTCTACAAGCTCGGCGACCGGGAGCTGGACCCGCTGCGGGTGGTGCAGATCGACCGGAACCCGACGACGGCGGCGCACGGAACTTCGGCTTTGCGTGCGTACGCCCAGCGTGCTCATTCGCTTCTGGCGGCCGGTAACAAGTCGCTGTCGGTGTCGCAGGACGCGTTCCCGCCGGGATACCTCAAGGCCGAGCAGCGGCTCACGTCGGAGCAGGCTGACGCAGCTCAGGCCGCTTGGATGGAAAAAACGTCGGCTCGCGCCGGCGGCGTTCCCGTGCTCGGTCAGGGTTGGTCTTTCCAGAACTCGGGGCTTGACCCGGCGGACATGGCACTGCTCGAGACCCAGCAGTGGGAAGCGCTGGTGATCGCTACCGCCTACGGGGTTCCCGGGCCGATCCTGAACATGGCACTCACCGGCGGGCTCACCTACCAGAACCCGATCGCGTTGATGCAAATGTGGTGGCTGACGCGGCTGCGGACGCGTGCGAAACGGATCGTGGACGCGTTCACGGCGCAGATGCTGCCCGCCGGCCAGTTCGTGTCGGTGGACGCGTCGGACATCACGTCGGAGACCCTCAACGCTGATTCGGCCGTTGACGACCCGCAGGCGGCGTCGCAGGTCGCGAAAGCATCGCCTGCGCAGCAGCGGCAGTTGTCGGCTATCGGAGGTGGCAGACCTTGAGCGACGTAGAGATCATCGAGGAGTTTGACGAGGCGGCCGAGAGGCCGTTTCTCGTTGGCGGCCTTCTCCGCCGCGAGTTCGCCGCCGACTTGAGCGTCGGTGACGGACGCACTGTCGATGTGCGGATCGTTCCGTACGGGGAGCGGATCACCCACTACGACGGCAAGCACGGACGTGGCCGCGAGTACCAGGAGGAATTCCTTCCCGGTGTGTTCAACCACCAGTTGAACGCGGCGAACCGCGTTCACGCGAACATCGAGCATGACGAGAGCGCCGCCGCGACGGTCGGCTACGGGACACTGCTTCGTGAGGAGCGCGACGGGTTCTACGGGTCGTTCCGTCTGCTCGACACCCCTGCCGGCGAGACCGCCCGGCAGCTGATCCAGGCTGGGGCGCTCGACGCGGTCTCGCTCGAGGCGAAGGAAGTTCGGACGATCAGAAGCCACGACGGTGTGTTGCAGCGCGCGAAGGCGCATCTTCGCGCCGTCGCGTTCACGAGGTTCGGTGCCTACAAGGGCGCCCAGGTGCTCGCTCTCCGCGAGGAGGCCGAGCAGATCATCGACGAGGCACTGCTGCCCGTCGGGATGAACGACGGCGTCGTCGAGCGGTTGCGACGCCAGGGATTCACGGTCCCAGACCGCTACCAGGCGCACCCCGCACACACGGGCACCCCTGCGGAGGCAGGCACCCCCGATGACGGCACCCGCCAGACCATGCACACCACGTCATCGAAGGGATAGAAACGATGCACGAGACCCAGACCGAGAGGACGCTCGAGAACCGCATCGCGGCTCGCGAGCACGTTCACGGGCAGATGGAAGACCTGCTGCGCGAGCTCGACGGCGGGAACCCGACCGAGGCGCAGGCCGATCTCCTGAAGCGTCAGCGGGCGGACCTCGCCTACTACGACGAGGAGATCGAGACGCTGTCGGCTCAGGTCGACGCGGACAGGGCCGCGGCCAAGAAGTCGGAGGACATCCGACGTGCGGCTCGCGCCGCCAGAGGTGTCGCCGACGTCGAGGAGGACGGGATCGTCTACCGGACGATGGCGTCGTACGCCCGCGACTACATCCTGACGTCCGAGGATCGCTTCGCACGTGCCGCGATCGCGGAGTACGGCGTGCCGCAGGACGAGCTCCGGCGTGCCCGCGAGCGGATGGAGATGCTGCAGCGCATTCCGGCGACGACACTGACGTCGGATATCGCCGGGCTGACTCCGCCGCAGCACATCGCGGAGATCATGCAGGTTATCGACGCGAGCAGGCCGCTCGTCGACGCAGCCGGCCGGAAGGCGACCCTGCGGCAGCTGACGGTGACCTACCCGCAGGTCGACGCGACGCCGGTCGTGGCGGCCCAGGGCACACAGAAGACCGAGGCAGGCAACACGGGCCTGGACGTCTCGATGGTCACGAAGACCGCCACCACGTACCTGGGCGGCGGGAACATCTCGTGGCAGGCGATCGAGTTCTCCGACCCGGCCACGCTCGAGCTGTGGTTCCGCGAGGCCGCGGCGCACTACGCGCTGACGACCGAGACGGACGCCGCGACGGTCGTGTCCGCGTCGGCGTTCCTGAACAACATCGCCTCGCCGCTGGCGGCGACGCCGACGTATGTCGAGCTGCTCGCCGGCGTCGGCGCTGGCGGCGCTGAGGTGTACGCGAACTCGGGGCGGATCGCGAACGCCCTGATCGTCGCCCCGGACCGCTACTGGTACGCGATGGGGTTGGCGACCGCTGCCCCGTGGGGTCTGGGCGGAGGCCAGGGCGGCATCCAGGTCGACGCGTCGAGCCCGCGGCTGCGGGTCATCGTGTCCCGCGGTCTGAACGCCGGCGAGATGATCGTCGGTGACCTCGACGGTCTGCTCGTGGCGGAGAATGCTGGGGCGCCGGTGCGGCTGATGGTGTCCGAGCCCGCGATCGCCGGCGTGGAGGTCGGCCTCGTTGGCGCGTTCGAGGCGGCTGTGGTCGACGATGGCGCGTTCGCGCTGATCACGACCGCCAGCTAGGTGAGCAAGTCAGTCAAGGGAGGGGCCGTCCTGGCCCCTCCCTCGGCGGAAGGAAATGTCTGAGTGGCTGACGTCATCGAGTTTCCGCTCACCGGGTCGGGCGACGATACCGCTCTCGCCGCGGTCCGTGACGAGGGCGCCGACGGTGTCATCCAGCTCATCGAGCAGGCCGTCCTCTACCCGCACGACGAGATCCTCGCCGCCGTGGCTTTGGCGGCCGGCGCGAACACCGACCTGGACGCCGCCGCGATCACGGCGGCGAAGACGGGGCGTCTGTTGGCCGTGGACGTGGGTGCGTCGGTTCCGTTGCGTGTCGACATTCAGCTTGTGAACGGGTCGCGGGTGACGCGCGCGACGGTTTACACGCAGGCTGGGGACACGCGCGAGTGGCGGGCTCCGGCGCCGCAGTTCTTCGAGCTGCTGGGCGACGGCACGGCGTGTTTCGGGTTGTCGGTCACGAATCTGTCGCCGCATCTGACGGCGGACGCACGTGCGGTTGTCTACTGGGATGAGGTGAGCTGAGAGTGGCAGCACCGAAGAACGGAGCGGCGACGGCGTCGCGGCGGAAGACGGCGGTGAAGGAAGCGGTGGAGGCGCCGAAGGTGTTGGCGATCGTCGGCCCGGAGGAGCGCGCCGAGTACGTGCTGCGGATGTCGTTGGTGACGGCGAAACGGCATGAGCTCGCCGCCGCCTCCGCCTACCTGGACGCGTTGGGTGAGGAGTTGCGTGTGCGTTACCGGCTGCCGGTGGCGTATGACCTGAACCTGCAGACGGGGGAGGCGACGGAGCGTGGCTGATGTCGGCCCGGGCCCGGACGAGCTGATCCGGAAGCGGATCACGACGGAGATACGGCGGCTCGAGTTCCAGATCGAGTCGCAGGAGCTCGAGATCCTGGAGTCGGTGGAGAAGCATCGCCGGTTGCAGGAGAACATCGAGGCGTCGCGGGCGGAGATCGTGAAGCAGCAGGCGAATCTGGCGGCGTTGGAGTCGAAACCGAAGACGGAAAAGGAGAGTGGTGGCGATGGCTGATGTGAGGGTCATCAACAATGTGGTGATCTCGGATCCGACGACGCCGTCGCAGATCGCGGCCGTCGACGCTTCCGGTCATCTGCAGATCGATATCGCGGCGTCGTCGGCGACGGTGACGGTCGACACGGAACTGTCGAACGCGGCGGCTCTGGCGGACAACACCGCGAACCCGACGGTCACCAGCGTGGGTGCGTTCCCGCACTGGTACGACGGCTCGACGTGGGATCGGGCTCCGGGTACGGCGGCCGACGGTCTGCTGGTGAACCTGGGCACGAACAACGACGTGACGGTGACCGGCCAGGTGACGATCGGTGACGGCACCGACGCCGTCGACGTGCTGGCCGCGGGCGCGGACGACACGACGAACACCACGAACCAGTTGGCGGCGGCGGCGTTCCTGTACGGGTTCGACGGCACCGCCTGGGACCGCATCTACACGATCGCGGACGGCGACGCCGTGGCGGCCGGGACGAAGGGGTTCCTGTCGTTGGGTTCGGACGGGTCGAACTACCAGGCGATCACCACGGACGCGGCTGGGCACCTTCAGGTTGACGTGCTGTCGGGTGCTGGTAGTGAAGCTCCGACCGGCGCTGTTCACGGGTATGACACGTCGTCTTCTGTGGCGGCCGGCGCGACCGACAACCACGACTCCGTCGAGTTCGGCGGCGCCGATGTGAAGTTGATGAAGGTGGTCATGGGAGCGTCCGTCGCGTTGAAGGGGGAGATCCAGATCGTCGAGGACGGCGTGGTGGACGAGACGGTGGGTGTGATCTTCTCGCCGGCCGGCGGGACTGCGGAATGGGTGACACCACACGGCGACTACATCTCCAAGTCGTTTCCGGCAAACGCCGGGTTCGACGGGTTCCGGTTGGCGCGTACGAACTTGGACGCGTCCGAGGCAGCTGACGTCTACTCCGAGTTCTTCTTCGATCAGGTCGCTTGATGGCTGACGTTCGTGCAGCGGGTGACGTTCAGGCGCGCGGCACAAAGGCGCTGGACGCCGCTGTTGACGGCAACCCGGTGACGGTGGGGGGCAGGGCGTCGGACGCCCTGCCCTCCGAAGTCGACGCCGACGGCGACGCGGTTCATTCGTGGATGCTCCGCAACGGCGCCGGAGTCATGGCGCTGCTGCCCCACTTAGGGATGATCGGCGACCCGTTCACCCTCACCAACAAGACCGTGCAGACAACAACAACTCAGACCGGGTCGGACGTGTGGTCGCCCGCATCCGGGAAACGACTGGTGATCACGCAAGTGCAGATCCAAGCCGGCGGCACCACCGCCGGAACCGTCCAACTGTGGTTCGGCGCGAACGCCGACACCACGTATTCGCGCGGCACAGACCTCGCGATCTTCGACGGCGAATTCGCTCCCTCATCCACCCTGAAACCAGGCGTCGTCATGTCGGGCCTGTGGATCGCGTCCGCCGTCGACCACGAAGTGCATCTCACCACGTCCGCCGCGATTAACCCGCTCACCGTTGTCCTCTGGGGCTACGAGGTGTAGGTGGCGGCTCCTTCGTATCAGGCGGCCGGCGCTGGCGCCAGGGCTGGGTCTTCGGGGACGGCGGTTGCCGTCCCCTACCCGTCAGGGATCGCGGCGGGGCATCTGCTGCTGTGTCACACGATCCAGGCTACGGGTTCGTCGCCGGAGATGGCGGGGCCGGCTGGGTGGGAGAAGCTGTACGGCCCGTACTCGGACGGCTCCATTCTCGAGCATTACGTGTTCGCGAAGTCTGCGACGGGTTCGGAGTCTGGAACGGCTGCCTTTACGCACACTGGTTCATCCGATGCCGCCGGACGCATGTATCGGTTTACGGATTGGAAGGCCGACGGCACGATGGCGAACAACTTCGAGGGCGCGAACACGTCCGGCGGTTCGTCGTCGAACACGATCGCGGACGCGGGGGTGACGACGACCGGGGCGGACAGGCTGGCGGTGCAGTTCGTGTCCGTGGGCGACAACAACGCTTTGGACGCTTTCACCGGGCAAACGGGCGGCACCTGGGCGGAAGCGGTAGCGGAGTACACGAACACGACGGGAACTGATTTCGCGATGGGCTTGCAAATCGCGACGATGGCGTCTGCGGGGACGATTGACGGCGGCACCGACACGATGGCTGCTGCTGACCCCTGGCATGTGATCGGCTTCGCGATCATCGGCACCACCGGTTCCCCCGCCGAAACCCCATTCCCCTACATCGGCGGCGGCTACCACGAATGACACTCCTCCTCCTCTGGCACCCGAGATCACGACGCAACCGATACGGCGCAGGCGACACCGGATACATCCTCTTCAGCCACGAGGGCACAACATCCAGCATCAGGATCAGAGGCGGCCGCGTCGGCCGCGGGCACCACACGATCGACGGACGCTCCAGAGGCACGATTGCGCGCCCCCTCACAGGAACCCTCACGGAGGAGTAGCCAGTGCCGTACGTCATCACCTTTGAAGACTTCCAGCCCGTACCCCGCTACGACGAAACCCCGTGGACGGAAGCACGGATCGAGGAAGCCGCCACAGCGGACGGCACCTACGCCGAGATCGACACCATCACGCTCGACCCCGTCGACGCCGACCCCTCGTCGCCCGCCGCCCGTGACTTCACGACCGAGAACGCGACCGCCGCGAACCTCTGGTACCGCATCGTGTTCGTCGACGGCGACGGCGACGAATCAGCGCCAACCGCGCCGATCCAGAACACCGACACACCCAGCATCTACGCGACTGTGAACGAGCTCGCCCGCATCCTCAAGATCCGTGCTCCGTCGGCAGAGCAGACCGTCGCGATGACACGCGTCCTCGTCACCGCCGCCGGAGAGATCGACGCCGAGATCGACCGCGAAGACGACGACCCGATCTCCGGCTGGGAGCTGTCGCTCGCCGCCCAAGTCAACCTGGAGCGGGCCGTCGAGCACTGGCGTCAGCAGGAGTCGCCGTTCGGGATCATCGGCCTCGGCGGCGACCTTGGCGCCACCCCGACAGCCCGCGACTCCTGGGCCAGGCACGCGCTCAAGCTCGCGCCCTTAAAGAGACAGTGGGGCTTTGCCTGATGGCTTCACTGACGCGCCTCCTGGACGAGCTCGGCGACGCGATCCGCGCGGCCGTGGAAGGCCTCGACGTCGATGTGCAGGTCGAACCGAGGATGGTCGTCAACCCGACGCCCCCAACGATCGACGTGTACCCGGGCGACCCGAGCCGCGACGACGAGATCGCCGGCTTCGACGACCTCGACGGCGCGAAGAGGTTCACCGTCCGCTGCCGCGTCAACACCGCCGACGCAGACGCAGGACAGGACCTGCTGCTCGCGTTCATGGACGAAGAGAACACACTGTCGATCGTCGCGGCGATCTACGACGATCCCACCCTCGGCGGCTACGTCGCCTCCATCGACGTGCGCGGCGGCACCGGCTACGTCCTCTACCCAACCCCAGACGGCACCGCCAACTACCTCGGCTGCCAATGGACAGTCACCGTCATCGACGTGAGCAGCTAAGTGGGCGTCGCAGCCGAAACCGCCGTGACGATCAGCGTGGAGGACGACTGCCGCCGTGACGGCTGCGGCCTGATCGCCCGCAACCTGCTCGAGGTGCTCGACAGCGGAAAGTACGACCGCTGCTCCGTCCTCTACCTGCCGCAGGACATCGACTCGTGGCTGTCGGCGCACCGCACAGCACGGAAACGCTGCCTGCGGGCCGGACGGCTCGGCTACCGGTTCTCGCCTGTGAGACGACACGAGCTCGCGGACGACATCTACGCGATCAACACGTCGATGCCGGCCAGGCAAGGCAGGCCGATGTCTGCCGGCTACCTGCAGCGGCCCAGCGAGACGCCGCTGCCCGCGTACGCCTGCCAACGCCACGCGATCCGCACCTACGGCGTCACCGCCGCCGACGGGCACCTCGTCGCGTACCTGTGGCTGTATAGGGCAGGCGATCTCGCGCTCGTGTCGAGCATTCTCGGGCACGCCGACCATCTCGACAACGGCGTGATGTTCCAGCTCGTCGCAGGCACCATCCAGCAGGAGATCGCGGCAGGCCCGGGTTGGCTGGTCTACAACCGCCATGACTCCGGCACCGACGGGCTCCGCTGGTTCAAGGAACGCTGCGGCTTCGAGGAAAGGCTCGTGCGTTGGCATCCGTGACCGACGGTCTCGAGCTGATCCGTTCGCAGGCGGGGCCATACCCGGCGGATCTGCTCGACGGATGTGAGTCGGGGCTGCTGCTGTTCGCGGGCGGCTTCCACGGCCGTAACGACGGCATCTGGTTCGCCGACGCGGGCATGTGGGCGACGTGCGTCGACATCCGCCCCGGCGGGCTGGAGGCGATGGAGGCCGTGTACCCGGACGACTGGGAGTACGTGTGCGAAGACGTCTTCCAGTTCGCCGAGCAGGCCGACTTTCGCTGGGACGTCGTGTCGGTCGACCCGTTCACCGGCATGTTCGACCGGTGCGCAACTCTCACCGGGCTGTGGTGCCGGCTCGCGAGGAAGGCCGTGGTGCTCGGCTGCGGCCATCAGACGCAAGTGACGGCCCCGGAAGGGTGGAGGGTGTCGCGGATGGTTCGGCGATCCAGCTTCCATGGCGGCGTCTACTGGGTCGTGCTGGAGCCGAGCACCTAGATGGGTTACGTGCCTTCATATGACAATGAGGAAGCGTTTGTCGAGACGACGCGAGAGACGATCACCGTTCACCCCCCATCGGTAACGAAACGTCCGTGCGGGTTCGCGCCGTGGCCCGACGAGCCGAAGCCGAAGAAGAAGAAGATGCGGAAGAAGGGCAAGCGGTGAACATCCTCCATCTCGCCTACCGCAACACGTCAGGCGTCCCCGGACGGTGGGCCGACGCGCACCGGGCCGCGGGCGCCGACGCCAGGCTGCTGGTTGAGCTCGAGCATCCGTTCGCCTACGGGCACGCCGAGACGGTCGAACGCTGGACTCCCGGCAGCGTCTCCGCCGAAGACCGGGCAGACCGGATCGCCGGGCATCTCGACTGGGCCGACGTCGTGATGGCGTACGACCACCCGTTCTACCTCGACACGGCGGTCGCGTCGGGGAAGCCGGTGCTGTTCCGGGCGCTCGGCCAGTCGGCTCGAGAACACCGCCGCGAGATCACAGGCCTGATCGCCGCCGCGAGCGTTGCGCGCGCGTCGGCGGGAACGGCCGACCTCGCGCTGCTGCTCGACGTCGAGCTCGCGGGTGCCCCGTACCCGCTTCCGGAGCCAGCCGCCCCCGACGGATCCCTGACGCTTTGCCACTGCCCGAGCGACCGGGAATCGAAAGGGACCGACCGTGTTCTGCGGGCGGCGGACGCTGCCGGCTGGGACGTCGTCCTCGTCGAGGGCGCAGCGAACGCCGACGTGCTCGAGCAGAAGCGCCGCTGCGCCCTCGTCGTGGACGCCTGCGGCCCCGGCACGGTTCCGGACGGCTACGGCGTCAACGCCGTCGAAGCGATGGCGCTGGGGCTGCCGGTGATCTCGTCGGCGTCGAACACGGTCGCTCGGATGCTGCGGCAGGCGGGGTCGCCGGCGCTGTTCGCGCGCGACGAACACCAGTTGGCGCTCGCGCTCGAAGGCATGAAAGACGAGGCCGTGCGCCGGGAACTCGGGCATCTGGGAAGAGAGTTCGTGCGGTCGTTCCACTCGTCCGCCCGGGCTGCCGAGGACGTCGCAGCGGTCGAACGGCTGCAGGTCGCCGCGTGAGACAGTCAGCCCCGTTCTCCCGTGACGATCTCGACTGCCTCGACGGGCTGCTGTCGCGGGCGTCCGCTGTCGTCGCGATGGAAGACGTCTACGAAGGCTGCGCGGCCGACGCGATCGGGTTGCGCCACGACGTCGACAACGTCATCGAACCGGCCGTCGCCATGGCCGTGTGGGAGGCGGAGCGCGGCTACCGGTCCACCTACTACATCCTCGACGGCAACGGACTGCCCGACCACTACTGGCACGACAAGAGCCTGCTGCGCGACTCGCTCGAGACGATCGCGAACCTGGGCCACGAGATCGGCTACCACTGCAACGCCGTCGCCCGCGCCATCCGCGAGCACCGCGACCCGGCCGAGCTCGTCGGCGAGACGCTCGAGGAGTTGCGCGGCTACGGGTTCGAAGTGACCGGAACCGTCGCGCACGGCGACCCGCTCTGCCACCAGCATGGGTTCGTGAACGACGAGGTGTGGGCGCAGTGCGCGCGGTCAGCGTACGGCGCCCCGTGCCGCGACGTGGCAGGAGTCTGGCTCGCTCCGGTGTCGCTCGTCGACCACGGACTGTCGTACGACGCGAACTGGCTGCCGCGCGCCGAATACCTGTCCGACTCCGGCGGCCGCTGGTCGCAGCCGTTCGACGTCTTCGCCGCAGGATTCCCCTACGGCGGGCAGACGCATCTGCTCGTCCACGCGGACTGGTGGGATCACGCCTTCTCCACAGTCGAGGCAGCAGCCTAGATGCCGTCCCTCTGGTTCATTGTCCCGGTTCACGGGAGGCTCCCGCTCGCCGTCATCTGCCTGCGGCAACTGGCGCGAACATGCGACGCGCTCACCAGCCACGGCGTCGAAGCGACAGCCGTCGTGATCGCAGACCGACGGAACCTGCGGCATCTCGACACCCTGGCCCCAGGGCTCGTCGGGCGACCCGAGCTCCGACGGGCCGGCAGGTTCGCGGCCGTCGAGCGAGACAACCGTTTCCTGTCGCGCAAGTTCAACGACGGCATCCAGCTCGCCTGCGACCCCGACGTCAATCCACGGCCGGCCGACTACGTCGTCCCGTGCGGATCCGACGACTGGGTCGACTGGCGGATCTTCCGTGATCTGCCGCGCGGCGCCACCGTGTACGGGTTCCAGCGGATCTCGTTCGTGCGCGAGGACGGGGCCGAGATGATCGCCCGCGACCTGCGATACGAGGGCGGCTCCGGCATCCGCGTGTTCCCTCGCCGGGTGATGGTCGCCGTCGGATACCGGCCCGCCGACGAGGACCGCTCGCGCGCGTGCGACACGTCGATCCTGACCAACCTGCGGGTGGCGCTCCGCGAGAGCCTGCGGGTCGAGCACCGGCCGATCGACCCCAGGCAGATCGTGGACTGGAAAACGCCGGGCCAGCAGCTCAACCCGTACGAGTCGTTGCGGATGCACCGCGGCGTCGTCCTCGGCGACCCGTTCGTGGAACTCGACGGCGTGTACCCGGCCGAGTCGCTGGACGACATGCGCCGCCATTACTCCCGCACTGCGGAGCCGGTGCCGGCGTGACACACGGCCTGTACCTGGTCACGGGTGGGCGCGCCTACCGCGGCCACCAGCCCGGCACGCGGTTCGAGGCGTCCCTCGACCGTGCCGCGGAGAGACGCGCGATCGCCAGAGGCGACATCCGGCTTCTGCAGCGCGTTACCCCGTCGATCCTGCCTGGGACGTTCACGTTCCCGCGCGGCTGGGTCGCCGACACGACAACCCCCAGGAAGGGAGCACACGCATGACCTACACGAAGGACATCGCCCGCCACGATCGCATCTGGATCGACGGGACGGACGTGTCGAACTCGTTCCGGCAGTTCGGGTTCACGTCCGAGCACTCGGAGGAGGACACCTCCGGGTTCTCCGAGACAGGCAACGACGAGACCCTGCCTGGTTCGACGGCGCAGGGGTTCACGGGCGAGGCGTTCTACACGCCGGAGCTGTGGGCGCTCGTCTACCCGCTGCACCGCGACCGCACCACCGTCGAGATCCAGTGGCAGCCGAACGGCCTCGTCGACCCAACCCGCGAGGTCTACTACGGGAACTGCACCATCAACCAGTGGGGGCCGGAGGCGCAGCGCGGCTCCGTCCGGGTGTTCCCGTTCTCGGCCAAGCCCGCCGACGCGACCGGGATCCTGTCCGCGGCCGGCACCTAAACCGGCGATGCACCGGCACACGTTCGGGGGCTCACGTGTCGGCGTGACGCCCCCGAACCACCCAACCGACAGTGGGAGACACAACCATGCCTGACGGCTTCGAGATCGGCGGCCGCACCTACGAAATCCCGGCGCTCGGCGACTTCACGATGGCCGAAGCGCAGATCCTGTACGACGCGTCGGGGATCACCGTCGAGGACTTCCTCCTCGACGACGACGGCGACGACCGCAGCGGCTTCCTGGAGAAGCTCCGCAACCCGGGGCTGATGCGGGCCCTCATGCACGTCGCCTACCAGCGCGGCAACCCCGACATGCGGGCGGCGGCGGTCGCCGAAGCGATCGCGAACGTCAACTACCTGGAAGCGCTCACCGACCTGATCGAGGCACGCCGCCGGCAGGAGGGCGACGCGGGCCCTTTGGACACAACGAAGCAGCCCGACGGGCCATCGCAGAGCGGCTCGGGCGCCTCGAGCGAGAGTTCTGGTCACGGTTCGGCGCCCGGTTCGGAGCCACCGGCCGAGACCCCCGACGGTACTGGGACTACGAGATCGGACACATCCTCCACGCCGGCCCGGAGTCTGTCGGCGGTATGAGGCCCTCCGATCTGCTCGGCGCCGCCGACCTGTTCGACGTCCTCTACCGAAGCCAGGACAGCTGATGGCAGTCGCGGAGCGCACCCTTGTGGTCGAAGGGCTGCAGGACTTGAGCCGTGCGTTCAAGGCCGCCGACAGGATGTTGCAGCGCGACCTGCGCCGTACGCTCGCCGAGGCGGCCCGCCCTGTTGCCGACACAGCCGAGTCGCTTGCGGTCGCGGAGATCCCGAACATCGGTATCCCCTGGTCGCGGATGCGGGTCGGCGTCACACAGAAGCTCGTGTACGTGGCGCCGGTCGAGCGTGGCGTCAAGTCACGAGGCCGAGCGAGCCTCCGGCGCCGCAACCTGAAGGACAAGATGCTGGACGAGGCGATGTACCCGGCCCTCGACCGGAACCAGGAGCTGATCGTCGGCCGCACACAGACGATGCTGATCCAGCTCGCGGGACGATGGGAGCGCGTCTGATGGCGCAACGCGACCTGACCGTCCGTGTTCTCGGCGACTCTCGCAGTCTCGAGCGGACGTTGAAGCGGTCGACGGCGGAGACGCAGAAGTTCGGCCGTGCCGTCGATGGCATCGCCGGGGGGTCGCGGCTGCGTGGTCTGGCGTCGATGTCTGCCCTGTTGAAGGGCGGCGGCATCGCGATCGGCGCTGGTGTCGCAGCCAACCAGCTCGGAGGGCTGTCCGCCGCGGCCTCGGACCTGAACGAGGAGGTCTCGAAGTCACGCCAGGTGTTCGGCGGCTCGTCCGCCGCTATCGAGTCGTGGTCGCGGACGACCGCCTCAGCGCTCGGTATCGCGAGGAAGGACGCGCTCGCAGCGACCGGCACGTTCGGGAACCTCTTCAACACCGTCGGTGTCGGCGACGCGAAAGCCGCCGATATGTCACGCGCGCTCGTGCGGCTCGCCGCCGACCTGGCGTCGTTCAACAACGCCGCCCCATCAGACGTTCTCGACGCGATCCGCTCCGGACTGATCGGCGAAGCCGAGCCGCTTCGCCGCTACGGGGTGCTGCTGTCCGAGGCCAGGGTGCAGCAGCTCGCGATGGCCGACACCGGCAAGACGAACGCCCGAGCACTCACCGACCAGGAGAAAGCGCTCGCCCGCTACGAGATCATCATGCGCGACACGGCGTCGGCGCAAAACGACTTCGCCCGCACCTCAGACGGCCTCGCGAACCAGCAGAGGATCCTGCGCGCACGCCTCGCGGACGCCCGCGTCGAGCTCGGCCAACGGCTCCTGCCCGTGATGCTTCAGGCCACCGAGGTGGCAAACGGGCTCCTCAAGAGCCTGAACCCCACTGCCGACGTCACGCTCTTCAACTCGGAGAGCTTCCGCAACGACTTCCTCGACGCGTTCGGCCCCGAGGAATTCCGGAAGGCGTTCCAGGCCGCCTTGCCCGAGCTGAAGCGCGGGCAGCAGGCGTTCGCGGACGCGCTGCAGCCGATCCCGCTGAAGATCAAGCCGGAGATCGACACCAAGCCCGCCGCGTTCGGGCAGAAAGGCTTCAAGGTGACGGAGCCCGCCGAGCGGCTCGTCACGTTCACGGCGGAGCAGAAGAACAAGTTCTTCGACGCCGCGATCGGCCGACGGCTCGAGCGCGTCCAGGACGCCGACCTGCGCTCCCAGTTGACGCAGCTGCGAGCGATCGAGGACACCATCCAGGGGCGCCTCGAGATCACGAAGGACATCACCCGCAAGCTGACGTTGGAGGACGAGCTGCTGTCTGTTCGCCGCCAGCAGGCCGGTGTGCGCGACCAGCTCGCCCAGGACTTCCTCGACTCGCTGCAGCTTCGCGTCGACCAGGTCGGCGCCACCGCCCAGCTCGGCGACGACCTGACGGCGTTGCGGGCGGTCGCCGCCGAACTGCGGAAGCGGATCGCGGTCGACCGAGGCAACCTCGACCTGCAGCGGCAGCTCCTGGGCGTCGAGCAGCAGACACGCCAGGTCGTCGAGCAGCGCAGACAGGCGAGGGTGGAGGCGGTCACGGCCCGCCAGTTCAAGACGCTCGGTCTCGACGCCAGCGGAGCAGAGGTGACACCGACCGTCGAGAACCTCCGCAAACGGATCGGGTCGTTCTCGCAGGCGGTCAAGGGCACGTTCCTCGACACGTCAAAGACGCAGACGCAGCTCGCCAGGTTCCGCAAGGTGCTGTCCGAGGCGCTGGTGCCGAAGGACGTGCGGCAGAAGATGGCCGAGATGCTCGCCGACCTGCAACGGCAGCTGCGAGACCACACAGCCTCCGGCGGGCCGCTGACGAAGACGACGCAACTGTCTGCCGACCGGATCCTTCAAGGGCTCGGGCTCGGACGCGACGCCGAACGCGAGCTCCGGGCGAGGCTGTCGTCGTTCGACTCATCCGGGGCGGCGCTCGCGGGCGCCGGCCAAGGCGCGGCCAGAGGGACTGGCGGTGCGCTCACCGTCACGGTTCCCGTCGCTGTCGTCGTGGACGGCAAGCAGATCGCTTCCGCGTCGGCGAAGTACGACAGCCGCAGCAAGCGGGTGAACACGATCCAGCGGAACGGCCCGACGGCGGGATGGTGAGTCGTGCCTGACGGGCGGGTGCTGATGGCGCTTGCCGACGACCGGCTGACGTGGTCGCCGACGTGGACGCGCATCGACAACGTGCAGCCCAGCCTGATCTCGGGGTTCGATATCTCGCGTGGCAAGCAGACCGAGCAGGACAAGACGGACACGTCGACGGCGGTCGTGTACGTGAACGACCGGTGGGGCTACTTCGACCCGAACAATGTCGGCTCTGCGTTCGCCGGCTACCTCGGCAAGCAGGTGCTGCTGCAGGTGTACGACCCGGTGGCGGCCGCCTGGGTGCAGCAGACCCGCATGTGGGTCGACCATGTCGACTTCGACATCAACCCGGCGACGAGGGACGGCACGTCGATCCTGTCGAACGTGCAGTTGCATTGCGTCGACATCTTCGGGCTGCTGTCGCGGTTGAAGATGGACGTGTCGGAGGTGACGCCAGCTGTGAAACCCGGATACGCAGTCTCCAGCAACCGTGTGTTCGGGAACACTGTCCCGGCAAGAAGAGAGGGGATCGTGTTCTACGAGGACTCGAGCCCCGGCGACGGCTCAGGCTTCGACGATCGCCTCACCCAGATCGCTAGCGACTGCGGCCTGACGTCGGACTGGTACGTGTTCTTCAGCGGCAACGTCGATCTGCTGGAGGGCGTCTACGACGTGGGCGACTCCCCGATGATGGCGTTGCAGCAGGCCGTCGACGCGGAGATGCCCGGGGTGGGGCAGATGTATTCCGACAAGCGCGGCCGGCTGGTGGGGCACGGCAGAGGAGCTCGCTTCGACCCGGACACGGTGTGGACGGGGATCGCCGGGTCGAACGCCGCCCGCGACGCGGTGTGGCGGTTCCGCCGCTACAAGGCCGGCGATGGCGCCGCGATCGCGTTGGACGCCGACCGCGCCCAGATCCGGCCGCCGCTTCGCTGGTCGTACTCGGAAGACCAGACCCGCAACGTCGGGTTCGCCTACCCGAAAGACCTGACCGAGGCGCAGAAGACCTCGCAGGTGTACGTGGTATCAGGGGTCGACCCGATCGACCGGCGCGTGTGGACAGCGGAAAACCTGCTCGTGAAGGCCGGCACCACGACCGGCAACACGGGCGCGCAGGAAGCCTACGCGTACGCGACGTTCTGGGCTGAGGTGCTGTCGGTGCCGCGCGTCCGTGTGGAGGCGTTGACGTTCAAGTCGATCCCGACCGGCCACCCGCAGGCGGAGCCGACGTGGGATCTGATGTTGAACGCCGACATCTCGGACATCATCGACCTCGAGCACGGCGTCGCCGGCGGCGTCGGCGTGTCCGAGGAATGGTACGTGGAGGGATCGGAAATGACCGTGCGGCCGTTGAACTCAGAGATGGACATGGTGACGGTGACGTTCAACGTGTCGCCCGTCGCCTACTACGCCGACGACATGGGGCTGATGGGATGAGCGGCTACGTCGACCACGGCCACCGGCACCTTCCCGGCGGCACCGACCCGATCAGGTTCGCGCAGCCGTACCCGGTGTGGCCGACGATCCAGGCGTGGAGCGGCATCAGCTTCTACAACCACATGGCAAACGTTCTAGACGTCGACATCGACAACGACGCGCTGCACAACTCATACGCGACGTTCAACGAGACGTTCGACCCGGATTATCCGGGAGACCCGTACGACGTCGACCACGGCTACTGGATTCTCCCTGCCGTGATGGGGAAGTTCGACGGGATCAGCGGCACCCCAATGGATACCGACGCCAACCCAGGCGTCGACGCAGGTCTCTACCAGCTCATGGTGGTCTTCAGCACGGGGCCGGATCACGGGATAGTCAACGTCGACGTCGCGTCAGCGACGATCAACGGGAAACTCACGAGCGTTTACGACGAAAACCTCATATGGGTTCCGATCATCGACGATCACGACCTGTATGCGGCGTCGCCAACATGGGGATCGCCGTACCACAGCACGAGCGCCAATTTCCAGTCGAGGTCGTGGACTCTGACGGGCGACGTCGGCGACCAAGCGACGTCGTTCACGGGCGGCGGCCAGACCCTCAACGGCGGCGCCGGCGAATACTACTTCCGCATCCGCCGCGTCGGGAAGAACGCGTCCTCATCGGGCTACGAGGTGCGCGTCGCGGAGTTCTCCCTCGGCCTGACACACGTCGGCGGCTAACCGCTTGAGACCGCATTCGACAACCCCGGCACGGGAAGCGACCGCATGCCCGAGCTGACCCGCACCCTTCAGATCACCTACCCGACGCTCATGCGCGGCGCGGACGTCGAAGCGGCGAAACGCGCGATGATCCGCTACCTCGACAGCGGCCCGATGTGGAAGAGCTTCGTAGCCGCCCCGAAGGCCGTTCGCCGCACGTGGGGGCTCGGCGCCCGCGCGCTCACGAAGAAGGTGCAGGCGAAGGCCGGGATCGCGCAGACCGGGATGCTGGGTCCGGCGACGGAGCGGGAGCTGCGGAAGGCCGGCGCGTTCGACGCCGCCGCTGACGCTCTGCTCGACCAATACGCCGCGACACTCGTCACGATCTGCTACCCGCACCCGTTGGGGGCCAAGTCGACGATCGGGCAGGGGCTGCACCTCACAGCCGGCCTGCCGGGCAACTGGGCTTTCGACTTCATGGCCCCCGGCGGCACACCAGTGGTCGCAGTCGAAGCCGCCGAGATCGTGAAGATCAGCGGCCACCCGCCCACCTACGTGCCCGACAGTGGCGTCGGTATCTTTGGCTGGAACCTGCACTACAAGACCCCGGCCGGATACAGGTGGTTCTCGACACATTATGGGTCGCTTGCCTGCCGGGTGGGCCAGCAGGTCAAGGTCGGCCAGGTCGTCGCCCATGTGGGCTCGTGGCCCGGCGACCCCGGCCGCTCACACACACATTTGGGCGTCACGTCGCCGAAAGGCTGGACCGACGCCAAAGCCAAGATCGAGGCGGTCGCCCGCGCACCCCGCGTGAAAGGCACCCCCTGACCGTGCGGCACCCACCGAGAGGGATGCGGCTCCCTCGCGAACAGGGGAGAGGAAGAGCCGATGCCCCACCGTGACCCATGACACCAGCCGACCTGGAAGCCAGGCTGCGTTCCGTCGAGCACGAGCTCGCCGAGATCCGCCGGCAGCTCGCCGTCCTGTCGACCGGGATCGCGTTGGCCCGCTGGCTGGGGCCGTTCGCGGTGTCGCTCGCGGCCGTCGTGATCGTGGCGGTGAAGTGAGCCTGTGAGCCACAAGGTCGCAGCCGAATGGGTGCAATACCTGGGCGTAGCCGCCACGATGGGGTTCGCGGCCATGGTCGCGGTCATCTCCCGGCAGGCCCGCGCCTACCACCGCTACGGCAGGGAGGCGCTGCTGTGCTCGGCCGTCCTGATCTTCGCGACCGCCACCATCCGCGGCCTGTCTGTAGCCGGCGCCGTCGACTCAGCGACCGCGCGCTCGTGCGTCGGGCTCGTGTCGGTCTGCTGCCTCGCGATCCTCGCGCAGATCGCGCTGCTGCGCCGCAAGGAACACCGCCTCCAAACCACCGATCGAAGGGAGACACCATGCTGACACGCATCTCTGCCGTGACGGGGCTGCTGACGGCGCTCGTGCAGGGCGCCGTCCTGTTCGGATGGGACATCAGCCAGGAGCAGCAGGCGTGGTTGACGGGGTTCGTCGTCGCTGTCGGCGCTGCCGTGCACACGTGGCTGAACCCGGACGTGCCCGTAGGACGAAAGGACGGCTGATGGCGGTCGTCGCCCGCACCAACTACCAGGCGCTGACGCTCGGTCCGAACCTCGACCCGCTCTGGTGGTTCAATGGCTCCCCGTCAGGAGCGAAGCACACAGGCTCCGGCGCCACCATCGAGATCGTCAACGATCCGGCCGGCGCGAAGGGGCACGTGCAACGCCACATCGTCCAGCCGGGGTCGGTGCTGTTCGGAGGCGACCGCTGCGAGGTCATGACCGTCGAGATCGGCGGCCATCTCGGCGACCGATTCCAGTTCGGGTTCCCGCTGCTGCTGCCGCAGGGCTTCCGGTCCGGCAACGGCTGGGACTCACTCTGGAATCTCCACTACAACGACTCCGAAGGAGCGGCTCACCATCCGGCCCAGTCTCCGCTCACCGGGTACATCCGCAACGGCAACGAACTGTGGATCCGGGCGCTCGGCGGCCCGGTGACGTCGGACGGCACGATGGGTTCCGTTCGCCACGAGGCCAAGTTGGCGACGTTGCAGCAGGGCGTGTGGAATCAGCTCGGGTTCGACATCCGGCTGGGTGACCCCGACGGCCTCTGCGACGTGTACGTCAACGGGCAGAAGGTGACGACGTGGGGTGCGATCCCGACGATCACGAAGGGCGCCCCGGGGACGTACTTCAAGCAGGGCTTCTACCGTCCGGCGAACTCGAGCTCGGGCACGCAGACGTACTACTTCGGCGACACCGTCTGCGTCGACGGCGGCATCGCCGAGCTGCTGCCGCTGCTCGGCACCACAACTCCGCCGCCCCCTCCGCCGCCCCCTCCGCCGCCCCCTCCTCCTCCTCCTCCGGTGGAGCCGACAGCCGCCGAGCTGCGCGACCAAGCCGTCGCCCTGCTCGAGCAAACCACGATCTCGTACCCCGCGTGGAAGCGGCGCGTCGACAACGGCTACAAAGGCAAGCCGTACGACGGCTCCAAGACGCACTGGGGCAGGGCGTTCGATCTGCTCGGGAAGATCGAGTGAGGTGAGGACGCGTTACTGCTCGCGCCAGACGCAGCGGCTCGCGTCACAAGCCACGTCCACAGACGCCGTGCGGCTCACCCCGTCCGCCGTCTCGTAATCGACGCCGCACGTGAAGTGATCAGAGTCCGTCGTCGGCGAACAGGTCACGGAGCGAACGAGCACGGTCTTCTGGTCGGCGTACCCGTCCGCGACGGTCGCCTCGATGTTCTCGACGGGATCAACGGGAGGCGAAATGGTCACGTCCGTGCCGCAGCCGACCGCGACAACGGCCACGGCCGCAAGGGCGACTATCCGTCCGACCATCGTGTCAGCATCCTTCGTCCGCACGTTGTGCTCCACGTGGTCGGAGGGGCGGCGGCGATAGTGCCGCTGGTGAAGGAAGGAGCGCACCATTGGTCAGCCGTCAGTCCCGTCCGCAGGAAGCGCCTGATCCGCTCGAAGCTGCGCTATCTCAGCTTCGAGCTCAAGTGCTCGCGCGTCAAGCCCGAGTGCGTGAGCTTGAAGCTGAACTGACTCGGCTACGAGGAGCCTCGTCGCGGCAACCTCGCTTCGTAGTTCATCGAGGCGGGCGTACGTCGTCCCCGACGTCCCCGGAGCCTCCGGTGACAAGGCGCCCAATTCTCGCAGTAGTCGGTAGAAGGTAAGCCCGCCCGGGAGACTCTCGGCGGCGTCGGAGAACGCGTTCGCGATCGTTCTCGGCACCACCCCGAGATCGCGCGCCAATCCCGCCTTCGAATGGCCGCTCTCCTTGAGGAGCCGCCGGAGCCAAGCCTTCACCTCTGCCTGCTCGCGCGCGTTCGCGTCGGGATCCATGCCGCACATCGTGCCGACATGGGAAACTTTCCGGAAGGGCAGCTCTTGACACGGGAATAGTTCCCGTGCTATTTGTTTCCCATGACGTCGGCTCAGAAGTACCGGGCAGAGCAGATCGGCAGCCGGATCGTGGCCGCGAGAAAGCGGAAGGGCATGTCCCAGGTGAAGCTCGCCGAGGCGCTAGCCGAGCGATCAGGACTTGACGCAGAATCCGTCCGCCGGTCGCTCGGGAACAACGAGCGCGGCAAGTTCGCCCCTCGGATCCGCACGCTGCAAGCAATCGCGGAGATCACGGAGCAGCCGCTCGACTTCTTCGTTGCGGCGGATGACGACGCCCCCTTTCCCGCAGAGGCAGCCTGAGGTGGAGGCCGCGCTCCTCACCGACCTGATCGACGCTTTGCGAATCGTCCGCGACCGCGTCACCGACGAGCGTGGCGAACTGAGGGTCGCGTGAGCTACGAGATTCCGGCGCATCCCGCTTCGACGGTATTCCCGTTGATGGACGGCATTGACCTGCGTGCTCTTGTCGATGACGTCTCGGCTCATGGTCTGTTGGAGCCGATCGTGCTTCTGGACGGCCAGGTGCTTGACGGACGGAACCGTCTGCGAGCGTGTGAGCTCGCGGGAGTCGAGCCGCGGTTCGTGGAGTGGGACGCCGATGGTGGCGTGTCGCCGCAGGAGTGGGTGGTGTCTCACAACCTGCACCGCCGACATCTGACGACGGGGCAGCGGGCGGCTCTCGCTTTGGATCTTCTGCCGCGGCTGGAGGACGAAGCACGCGAACGGCAGAAGGGCGGCCAGGGCGGCGTCTTGCTTCCTCCGCAATCGGAGGAAGCAAAGGGCGAGGCCGCCGAGAAGGCCGCCGCCTTGGTCGGGGTGGGTCGTACCGCCGTCGCGACAGCGAAAGCGATTCAGCGTCGAGACGAAACCGGAGAGGTCATCGACAGCATGAGAGCCGGCGATCGCAACATCGCGCAGGCCGCGCGCGAGGTAGGACTGGAAGCGAGGGGTCATTCAGACTCTGCCGCGCTCGACAACGGCAACCGCACCGCGGCCGGCCACGTGGCTCCCGTCTACTTCGGCAAGGGCGACAAATGGGCGGAGGCATCCCAACCGCTGCGCCGCTACCTCGCCGCCTGGGAGAAACGCGGCTACCGCTTCGGACACGTCAACTGGAAAGAAGCGTCGAAACGCGTCCAGCTCATCGACGAGCTAATCGACGGCCTCACCGAAGCCCGACAAGACCTCGAAACGCGCTCACACAAGGCGCGACCGTTCACCGCCCGCTAGGAGGGTTCACGGCAATGGAAGCATGGAATGGCACCTTCGAGATGGTCGACTCCCGCCTGATCGTGTGCGACCACAAGTACCAGCGCGAGGAGAAGGAACCGCACATCGCGGACATCTCGGCCCGGTTTGACTGGCGGCAGTTCGGCGTCGTCTGCTGCTCGCGCCGGTCGGACGGCGTGTACGTCGCGCTCGACGGTCAGCAGCGCCTCGGTGCCATCAAGATCCTGTTTCCGGGCGGCACGAAGGTTCCCGTCGTGTGGTTCGCGTACGACCGCGTCGACCAGGAGGCCGCCGACTTCGGAGGGATGAACGAGCGGCGGAAGGCGCTCCAACCGATCGAGAAGCACCGCGCCCGCGTCGTCGCGAATGATCCCACGGCGCTCGCGATCGAACGGGCCGTCAACACCGCCGGATTCACGATCGGCCACGGCGACGACGGCATGGAATCAAAGACGATCGGCGCGGTCGGCGCGGTCTACAAGTTGTTCAACGAGTTCGGCGAGGACGGCTTGCTGCACATCCTCGTGATCCTCCGTGACGCATGGCCGAACTACCGGCTTGCGGTGTCGTCGCTGATTCTGAACGGGATCCACGACGTCGCGGTCGAGCAGAACGGCGGCTTCGAGCGAGGACGGATGACGACTGCTCTCAAGCGCACCGACCCGACCAAGATCCTCGCGAAGGCGAACGAGATCAAGTATCTCAAGGGCGGCACGAAGCGGCAGGCGGTTCGCGGGTCGTTCAAGGCGCTGGCGAAGGTCTAAGGAGCTGCGTTGAGCGACCTATGCGCCTCCACGTTCTGCGCGGACATCGCGCTGCCCGGCCATGATCTGTGCCCGGGCTGCCTAGCTGACCTGCAAGCCGAACGCGCACGCATCGACCAGGCCGCCCGCGACCTCACCGACGTCCACGAACAACGGATCCTCTCCGTCGAAGAGGCAGCAGCGTGAACCGCGCCGCCGACTTCGTCGCAACGGTCACGCCGTGGCTGCTGATCGCTTGCGCTCTCGTCCTCATCGGCGAAAGCGCGGCGTCGTGAGAGAGACCGCGCTGATCCTATGGGTCGTCGCCCTCGACGTCGCAGCCGTCATAGCGGTCGCTGCCGCCGTGATCTGGTGGGCGGCATGACCCGCCGGGCCGCTCGGATGCTGGCCGCGCTCGAGGACGGCTGCGAGACCCGCGAGCAGATCTTCGCGCACCAGGGCTCGTTCTCGCTGTTGAACAACGGGGCGGCCGAGCTGCGCGCCGCCGGAATCCCCGTCGACTGCATGCTGGTCGACGGCGTGTACCGCTATCGCCTTCTGGATCAGCCGGACGCGGCTAACGGCTCCGCCTCACCCTCCCCACAGGTGGCGGGCGTCCGGCTGATCGAGGAGGACGACGGCCGCCTGGCTTTCGACCTGGAAGGGCTGGCGGCGTGACCGTGCTGTCAGCCGACGAGCGTGTGCCGTCGCAGGCGCTGCGGCTCGTGGAACGGCTGCGCGGCGACCGCCGCACCATCCAACAGCTCGAGCAGCGGGTCGCCGACCTACAACGGGAACTGCGGGCGGAGCGGGTGCGGCGCGGCAACGCCGAAGCGAACGCCCGCCGGTTCCACGCGCTAATGCTCGAAGCGCGCGTGCGCGCCATCCCTGTCACACGCAACCACGAGACGGCGCCGGCCGCAACACCTGTGCGGGGAGCGCGGCCGACGCCACAGGAGGTGAACGGTAGATGACCGACCCGACATACGCGGCAGCGTTCGCGCTCATCACGCTCCTGCTCGCCGCCATGGTCGTCGCCCGCCTGCGCGACCGGAAAGCACGGCGGGCCGACGACGAACGCGAACGGCGCCGCCGGATGCGCGCCAGCATCGACAGGTTCCTGGAAGCCGACTACCGGGCCGCGCTGCGCGACGAGGCGCAGGCATGACGGCCGCGCAGCAGCAGGCGCTGCGGATCCTGGGCCGCCAGTCGATGACGGCCGTCGCTGTGGCGCAGCGGCTCGACACGACCGTCGCGGCCGCGCAGAAGATCCTGGATGCCCTGTACCGGCGGTCGCTCGTGACGATCACGCCGGCGGGCCGCTGGTGCGCGACCGAGCGCGGCCGCAAGAAGGTGGCGGCGTGACCTTTCACTCTGTGCTGCACGTCGACCGGGTGGACGCCGTCACCGCCACCATCTCCGCGCTCGAGCGGCCGCAGCCGATCAGGCATGAGGCATCCGACGAGCTCGTCGACCTCATCCACGAGCACCTCCGCGACGGCACGTGCGTGGTGACGCTGCGCATCGAGGATCTGTCCCGCGACGAATGGGACAGGGCGGACGGCCGGATGATCAACGGCTGGAAGAAGAGGCGGGAGATCCGGTCTGACACCGGGGCGCTGATCGTGGCCGTTGACTACGAGACGGACGAGGGATTCTGAGAATGGGCGTCTACTACAAGGTGTTGAACGAGGACGGCTCTGCTTGCTACGGCGGCAAGGGCCGGTGGCATCTGCCGCGCGGCCAGCGTCCGGGCAAGTGGATGCCGACTATCGACCGGATCGAGCCGTGCAGGTCGGGCTACCACGTTTGCACGTTGGAGCAGTTGCCCTCGTGGCTTGGCCCCGCAATCTTCGAGGTCGAGGTCAGGGGCGAGATCGTGGACGCGGGCGGCAAGCTCGTGGTAGGTGAGGCGCGGCTCGTTCGTCATATCGACGCCTGGGACGACCGGACGGCGCGTCTGTTCGCGGCCGATTGTGCGGAGCGGTCGTTGCGGATGCTGAAGCGTCGGACTGGTTTGTCGCCGCATCCTGATTCGCTGGCGGCGGTGCGCGTGGCTCGCGCTTACGCGCACGGGGAGGCGACGAACGCCGACCTTGCGGCGGCGCGGTCGGCGGCGCGGTCGGCGCGGTCGGCGGCGTGGTCGGCGCGGTCGGCGGCGTGGTCGGCGCGGGCGGCGGCGTGGTCGGCGGCGCGGTCGGCGGCGTGGTC